CGTACCGCCCTGTTCCAGGCGGCGACGGTGATGCTCTACCAGTCGCAGGCGAAGAGCTGGCTCAAGGCCTGGGGCATGCAGGTTGCCAAACGACGCGGCATGAAGCGCGCCGTGGTGGCTGTCGCCCGCCGCCTCGCCGTCGTGCTGCACCGGATGTGGAGCGACGGAACGAAATTCCAGATGACGCATCCGGCGCGGATCGCCGCGGCATGACGCCCTGCGGGCGATCCGGCCCGCCGTTTCGCCCGCCGATGCGCTGACCTGACCCCGAATTGGATCGGGATGATCCCGATCCTCCGATGTCCCTTCGCCGGGACGCGGTCTCGACGATGCCGCACGTTCGCTGGTGCCGCCCGCAAGGCCGAGCACGATACCAGAGATCGGCACGCGAGATCCAACTGACCAGGCATGATGTGGAGGCCTCGCGCCGACCACGGACGGAAGCATGATACCGGCGAAGCGGCCCCGAACGCGCATGTGGGGAACAGCACGAACCACCGACAAACGCTGCGATGACGATCTGCGGTGGTGCTTGTTGCGTGCCCCATCATGTCCGGATGGATGTCAAGTCCATGTATGCGCTTGGAAACGAGATTGTTGACTTCACTACGCCCATTACGGAAGCGAACGTCCGTTCAGAAGGACGATGCAACTCACTAAGGAGCCACAACGATGACCACTCGCCTGAACCCGATCACCACCCCGCGCCACGAACTCCGCGCCGAGAAGGCGCGCCGAAACAAGGAAGCCGCGCTCGCCGCTTTTATCGGCAAGAAGGCCGAGATCGACGAGATGCTCGCGCGCCTGCAGGCGCTCAGCGACGACCATTTCAACTGCGCCCCCGACGAGGCGGGCTGGGCCATGGTCGGCACTCTCGAACACTACGCCAGCCTCCTGAAGCGCATCACCGACAGCGCTTTCGGCGAAGGCGAACACGCCCGCTGATCTCCGGCCCAGCCGGAACTCCTGCCGCGCGCCCTGCGCGGCTCGGGGTCGTAGAAGGCGCCTCACGACGCGGGCCCGAATACGGAGACGACCCCATGACCAAGCTTTCCGATACCCGAGCCATCATCCTCAGCGCCGCCGCACAGCGCGAGGACCGCATCGCCCTGCCGCTGCCCGAGAGCCTGCGCGGCGGCGCCGCAGCCAAGGTGGTCGGCGCGATGCTCACCAAGGGCTTCCTCGAAGAGGTCGACGCCGACATGCGCAAGGGCGAACCCATGTGGCGCGAGACCGGCGATGGCCACGGCGTCACGCTGGTGGCCACCGACGCGGGCCTCGCCGCCATCGGCATCGATCCCGAGGACGCGAACACCGCGCCTGCGGGCGCGACGGACGCGCCGACCGAGGAGGCCGCGCCGGACACCCCCACCGAACCGAAGGCTGCGCCCAAGACGCGCACACCGCGCGAGGGCACGAAACAGGCCACCCTGATCGCCATGCTGCGTGCGCCGGACGGCGCGACCATCGAGGAGATCATGGCCGCGACGGGTTGGCAGTCGCACACGGTGCGCGGCGCGATGGCCGGAGCGCTGAAGAAGAAACTCGGGCTCGAGGTGACCTCGGAGAAGGTCGAGAACCGGGGGCGCGTGTACAAACTCCCTGCCGCTTGACGCACCGGACCCCGACAAGTTGATGGCCGCCGTCCCTCCGGGGCGGCGGTCGATCATTTTGCGCTCCGCATCCGGATGGCCTCGAACACCCGACGCAAGGCGAAGGACCGGGCGATGCTCACGACGGTGAACACGGCGCCCATCTTCAGGTTCTGCGCCAGTGTCGTGTGCAGCCCGAAGACAGGGAAGATCAGGATCTGGGTGACGACGGCCACGCCGTAGCCGACGATCACATTGGCGACGGATTCGACAAGCGACATGAGGCGCGACTGCTTCATGCGGCAGTCTTGCGCTTTTGTGCGGGTTCGGGGGCGGCGTCCGTGTCCGGCGTATCGGCCAGGGGTTCGGCGTCATTGCCCAGCCGCTCGGTTCTCACTTGCGCGAAGGTCCGACCGTCGCCATCGAGGGTCGCGTCGCGGCCGGTCTCGGCCTGCCAGCGTTCCACGGCGACATCGACGTAGGCCGGGCTGATCTCCATCGCGAAGACGCGACGGCCATTGGCCTCGCCCGACATGATCTGCGAGCCGGAGCCTGAGAACGGCTCGTAGCAGAGGCCGCCCCGCGCCACATGCTGGCGCATAGGGATGCCGAAGGCGTCGAGCGGTTTCGGCGTCGGGTGGTCCGGGCGCTCGTCCTTGGCGAAGGACGCCATCTCCCAAGTCGAGGGCAGCGTCTGCTCGGCGACCTTGGGTGGGCGGTTCGGGCGGCGCCAGCCCATGAAGCAGGGCTCGTGCTTCCAGAGGTAATGCGAGCGGGTCAGGACCCCGCGGTCCTTCACCCAGATGATCTGCTGATGCACGAAGGCCCCGGCCTTCTCCCAGCAGGCTTCCAGCATCGCCTGGCGGCGCGAGGCGTGCCAGCAGTACCAGGCGGCGTCCTCGGCGATGGCTTCCGCTACGGCGGCGGCGATGAAACCGTTGTAGAGCTCCGCGCCCTGTGAACTGTCGTCCCAGGTCGTGCCATAGGAGGCGGACCAGTCCTTGTTCCGGGTCGGATGGTTCGAGCCGTCGTAGTCCACCAGGTACGGCGGGTCGGTCGCGAACAGGATCGCCCGCTCGCCATTCATCAGGCGGCGCACGTCATCATGGCTGGTGCTGTCGCCGCAGAGCAGCCGGTGATCGCCGAGGATCCACAGATCGCCCGTGCGCGACGCCGGATTGCGCGGCGGCTCTGGGATGGTCACCGGCGGCACGGAGCCCCCGGCGCCACCTTCTTCACCGTCGTCTTCCGCGACGTAGGCCAGCAGCTTGTCCAACTCGCCGTCGGAGAACCCGACCAGCGACAGGTCGAAATCCTCGGCCAGCAACTCGTTCAGTTCGGCCGAGAGCAGCGCCTCGTCCCAGGTGCCGAGTTCGGTCAGCTTGTTGTCCGCGATGCGGTAAGCCCGGCGTTGCGCCTCGGTCAGGTGGCCCAGCACGATCACCGGCGCTTCGGTCAGCCCCAGCTGCGTCGCAGCCAGCACGCGCCCGTGGCCCGCGATCAATTCGCCGTCCTCGGCCACGAGGCAGGGCACGGTCCAGCCGAACTCGGCCATGCTGGCGGCGATCTTCGCGACCTGGTCTGCGCCATGCGCCTTCGCGTTCTTCGCGTAGGGCTGGAGGCGCGACAGCGGCCACGTCTCGATCGCGTCCGGGGCGAAGCTGAGCGTCATGGTGGGCAAGGTTCCTCGGTCGGGTGGATGCCGGTGGCTTCCGGACCCCGGATGCCGGGCTGGACTCCACAAGGGGTCCAGCGGCCACCAGAGGTGTCCGGTTGGAAGGCCAGCGTTCATTGGTGTTTGCGCGGGGCGTGAGTGGCTCCGGCTTCCGGGTGGCTTCCCAAAAATCCGGCCCTGTCGCTGGCGATGTCCCGCGCTTCGCCCGCCAGCATACGAATATCGCCAGGAAGGAACCAAGAACTCAATGGGTTAGCCCATTGGACCCCGGCTGGACCCTTCGCTGGACCCCGGAAGCCAGCGGCGCGGCCTCTGCCTGCGCGCTCCTCTCCCGAGCATATTCGTTTTCTAACGGCCTCGTCGAAATGTGTAAGGCCCTGCGATGTACACGCGAAAATTTCCTCAGAGGACGATTTTTCTTGACAGCCGATTGGCGTTTTCGATGACGAACTGCTGCGAGCGACGGGGCGACGGCACGCGACCGTTCAGCCGCCAGGTGATTACCGCCAGACCGTACTGCCAGCGCTTGGTCGCGGCCGTGCGCGACAGACCGAACTGCCAGCATATCGGCTTCCACGCCATGCCGTCGGCGCGGGCCCAGATCAGGCGCCCATCCTCGGCCTCGAGCCAGCGCAGCCAGAGCATCGCTTCCTCGGCCTGCGTGATCTGACGCGGGCTGGGCCTCGGGCGACGCATCTGCGGCTCCTGACCGACCTTGTCGGCGAAGCTGTGGAAGTACTCCGGCCAGGCGTTGAAGAACCCCTGCGGCATGACGCCCGGCATCTGCCGCATCACGCCCGCCGCAAGCTCCAACCGATCCTGCACTTGTGCTGTGGTCCACTCACCCATGACGCGCCTCCCGTTCCCGCTTGCCGTAGAGCCGCTCGCCGAGCTGCCGGACCAGTTCGCGCTCGGGCCAGGTCAGGCGATGGTCGTCGATGGCGACGGCCAGCAGCCCCTGTTCCTTCCAGCCGTCCCGCTTGACCTCGTCGGGGTTGCGGCGGTGACCGCCATAGCCCTTCGGCGTGAACCGCATGCCGCTCATTGCACACCTCCCCGGGTCTCCAGCGCCCAGAGCAGGATCGCGATGGCGTCGGCCTCGTTGTCGTCGGCCGGGGTGAACCCGCGCGCCCGGGCGGCCGCCATCATGGCGTCCTTGTTCGCGTTGCCCTTGCCGGTGGCGTGGCGCTTGATGGTGCCGACCGGGACACCCTGATAGGCGACGCCCGCGGTCTCCGCCCACGACGTCAACGTGGCGAGCAGCCCGCCATAAACATGGGCCGCGTCGGTGCCGACATGCCTGCGCACCTCCTCGAAATGAATGGCGGTGATGGCTCCGGCGTCGTGAGCCAGCTGCTCGAGCCAGCCCCGGAACCTCAGGTAGCGCATGCCGCCGCCGTCATAGCGGCTGGGCCGGAAGGACACGGTGCCGCTGGTGATCAGACCGTCCGCCGCCTGCAGGGCCCAGCCGGTCGTGGTGCCGAGATCTAGGGCGAGGACGACCGGCACGCCGGGGCATGGGACGCTCATGGGTGTCGGGGTCAGAGATACGTGGGCCATGATCGGCTCCTTTCCGGGTTGCTGCTCGATGGGGTGACGGGCGGGACATGCAGCCTTCGAGATTGCCCAGGGGTAGGTGGTGACCCTCCCGCGCTTGGCGGGGAGGTCACCTACCCCTTTAGGGGGGCGTTTTCCGAATTCTGAAATCTGCTCCAATGCATTGATCCGAAACATAAATTCCAGACTCCGGAGCAGAATTCGGAAAGGGTCTTCCGGATTCTGGAAAGCACCTTCCAAGCCCCTGAAATGAAATCGGAAAAGCCAGAATCCAGATTTCACGCGGGGAGCAGAATCTGCGGATTCTGGCCAGAATCCGGGGCTGCGGAGCCAGAATTCGCGGCGGGGAACGGCGTGAGTTTTCATGCCTCGTCCTCCTCCTGATAGACCCAGACGGAGGGGTTCTCGACGGGCAGGACGGCCCCGGTCTGCGGGCATTTGTAGTGGCTGGGCAGCGCCGGGATCAGCTCCGGCTTGACCTCGCCCGTGTCGGGATCGACGGTCTCGCCGCCCGTGCCGAGCAGCATTCCCTCGACGCAGAGATAGCCGTATTTGCTCCGCTCCGCAGCCAGGCCGATGCGCGTGGCGGCGGGGCCGCGGATGAACTTGACCTTGCCCTTGGTGGCGAGAACGCTGAGCCGGTCGTGGACGATGGTCCGCCCGCCGAGCCCCCCGGTATTCTCGAAGGCTTCGGAGAACTGCGCCAATGTGTAGAGCTTGCCGCGTCGCGCCTCCTCGTAGAGCAGGCCGAGAATGACGTCGTGCTTGCGCATGCGCTCGGCGTCATGCTTGGCGCCCACCTCGGCGCGCACGAGGCGCTCGTTCATCGGGTTGATCTCGACCCATTGGCCGCGCACCTTGTCGATCAGCTTCGAGGGCAGCGCGGGGCCGTTGCGCAGTTCGATCTCCAGCTTGCGCTCTGACGCGTCCTCGTCGGGGCGGTGCAGGATGAGGCCGGAGGTGTAGAAGCCCCGCAGGGCACTGGCGCCGGAGAGCGCGAGGAACGGATCCTCCTTCACCTGATGCTTGCTCAGCTTCTTGGTGTGGTGGATCAGGATGATCCCGCAGTCGGGGTTCACGTGGTCGCGAAGCACCTCGACCCGGTCTTTGAGAAAGTACATCATCGCGGCGTTGTCGTTCTCGCCACCGCCGTCAGGTCCGCCGTCGAACAGGTTGCGGATCGGGTCGATGCACAGGATGTCGACGGGCTCGGACTGGAACGCCTGCTGGATCGCCTGTGCGACCAGCGCGCTGCCACCCGCATCGAGCAGCAGTTTCAGCTTCGGCGTGACGACGAGTTTTTCGCGGGCGGCGACCATCACCTCGGGCGGCAGGCCGATCTGCTGCATGCGCTCGCGCAGATAATGGTACTGGATCTCGGCCTGCAGATAGAACACGCGCAGCGGCCGTGGCGGCGTGAAGCCAAGGAACGGCACACCGGCAGCCATGTGCACCAGCCAGCTGATGACGAGATCGCTCTTGCCAATCTTGGGCGCGCCGCCGAGCACCAGCATGCCGCCCGGGGTCAGGACGCGCGGGCCGATGATGTCGTCGGGCATCGGCGTGCCGTCGTCCAGCAGCGCGCCCAGGGTGAATGTGGCGATCTCCCTCGCCGCCGGAGCGTCGTCGTTCCGAATGAGCGGCGGGCCGTTCCTCGCGATGTGCAGCGACCAGAGCCGCTCGTATTCGACCCAGAGACGGTCTTCCGGCCAGTTCGGCCGGATCATCGCCGCGTTGTATTCGCCGATCGCGCGCCAGGCTTCCTCCCGGCTCATCCGCCCCTCATGCGCCATGCGGACATAGTGTCCGATTGCCATGCTGACGCCTTCGAACCGCGTCCAGGCGTCCTGGCCGCCCTCGCGGACCGGCGTGATCAGGGCTGCGTCCACGCCGGGTTTCTCGCGCGACTCGGCCGTCGCCATGCCGACACCGGGCATGGGCGGCATTTCGGTTGCGCGCTCGAGCATGTCGGCCAGATCGAACTCGAGATCGCTGGCTTCACGGATCAGGACGAGCCGTTCCTGACCGCCCTTGTGATAGACCGTGCCGGGGACGCGGATCGGCTGGTGCGCCGAGCGGAAATGCATGTCGCCGCCGACCTTGAGCGCGATATCGCCCCGCAACTGGCAAAGCCGCGCGAGATCGGCGCCTTCGGCGGGCTCGGTCAGCTTCCACCAGACATGGAGCTTGGTCGCGCCATCGGCTGTGCGCCCGCCGCTCTCGACGATCAGGGTCGGCCTGCCGAGATGGTGGACGAGGTGATCGAGCTTGGCGGGGATGTCGCCCGCGTCCAGATCGACGACGACGCTCTGCATCTGCAGGACATCGGCTGCACGCGCCTGTCCGGTTTCCGCCACCGTGCCGGGAATGACATAGACCGCCGCGCCCTCGCGTGCGCCCCAGGCGGCGAAGGTGGCGAGCTTGTCGGGCGCCGCGCCGTTCGCGTCGATCCAGATGTTGTGGGGCCGGCCGTCCTTGCCCTGACCCTTGTCCACGAAGCCACGGACAGGGATCAGTCCTTCGGAATAGCCGAAGACCACGTCGACGAAGCGCGCGATCTGCGCGGGATCCGGTTCCACGGCGAAGGGATCGGGCAGCGGTGCCGCGTCGTTGAAATCCCGCCACGGGTTGAAGTGGATGATCTTGTCGTCGCTCATGCCGCCAACCCCCAGCACCGCTCGGCATGAGCACAGAACCGGCATTCGAAGAAGTCGCGGCTGGCGGCGATGCGGGGCAGCAGCTCGCCCGCGTCGGTGGCCTGCAGGATCCGCACCGCGCGGTCGGACATGCGCTGTGCCAGATCGGCATCGAAGGCGACCTGCTCGTGATGCAGTTCGGCCGTGTCCTTGTTGATCGCCGTGAACAGTGCCGGGGCTGAGGAAATGCCCGGCACCGAGGGCTCCATGTAAGCTTGGTAGATCGCGATCTGTGCGGCATAGACGGGCTTGGAGACGGCGACCCCGTCCTTGACGCAGGCCCGCCAGTTCTTCGCGTTCATCGTCTTGCATTCCCAGAGCGCCGGGGTGCGGAGACCGAGCGCGGCCGGGGCGCCAGCGATGACCCCGTCGACATGGCCACGGATGCGGCCGCCCGCGACAGAGAAGCCGAACTGTTCGCCATCGGGGCGGTTGCCCTTGCGGGTGTAGAGGTCCAGCCCGGCCGCCCGCAGCCAGCGGATCGCCAGATCCTCGAGCTGGTGACCGATCTCGAAGATCCGCAGAGTCTGCCCACCGAAGTCCGAGCCCTCGTCCTTGGGCGCACCCGCGAACTCGAACTGCAGCGCGCGTTCGCAGGCATGTCCCAGACGGGACGCGCCGAGATAGGTCCGGGGCGGCGTGGCCTCCCGCTCGGCGATCAGCGCGGCGTCGACCAGCGCGTTGATCCGCTCGGCCATGGAGGGGCGCGGGTTGAAATCCAGCATCAGAACGGCACCTCGCTCTTGGCGGCGATGCGCGACATCTCGGCGCCGTAACCTTCCAGCACCTCCTCGATCAGGGCGGTGACATCGGTTTCGGTGAGATCGCGCAGCAGCTTGTCCCAGCCGATCAGGTCCATCGTCTGGCCCAGCCGCTTCATCACCATTGCAATGGCGAGGCGTTCTTCATCGGTCGTTCCCTGCATGGTCAGTCCTTTCCGGTGGCGAGCCGCGAAGAACGCCTGGCAGTGCATCGAGCAGAACCAGCGGTATTCGCGGGGGCGGGGTTTGTAGGGGTTGAAGAAACCGAAGCCGCGCGCGGGGCGCAGACAGACGGCGCAAGGCTTGAGGCGCGGGTGCCAGAGCCGAATACGCTCCGGGCAATCCGCAGACGCTGCGGGCGGGGATGGGACTTGCGCGACATGATTCACGCCGCCCTCCGCTCGGGCTCGGCCGCCGTGACGAGGTGCCGGATGTCGCGCTTGTTGAACTGGAACGAGATCAGCGCGGAGGCGCGATATCTGGTCAGGCCGTAATCGCGCCGGAACTCGGGCGGCAGGCAGTTCAGCTGCTTTTCCGTCGCGTCCTGCTTCAGCCAGCCCTTCGACTTGAAGGCGCTCTCGTCGGTCTCATGGGTGTTCAGCCAGTCGTCTGCCTGCGCGAGACAGACGATGCGCTCGCCTACGCTCAGGAGCCGCGTCGCCTTGCCCTTGGCGCCCCCGACCGCGTGCCAGCGGCCCTCGAGGAAGAACACGCCACCCCAGGCGTGAAAGCCGTTGGCCATCAGCGCGGCGTCGTCGCCGAACAGGTCCACCCACGCGAAACTCGATCGCTCGAGGAGATCGAGCTCGGTCATGACAAAACTGTCGATGGGCTCCGCGCCTTCGCGCGGCAGCTCGCACCCGCATATCGGGCATTCGGTGACCGCGATCGGGATCTCGGCCTTGCATTCGGGGCAGAGTTTCGTCGGGGCTTCCCCCGGCGTCGGAACGCGCCCGTCGAGATCGACATCCTGTTCCAGCGTGCCGTGCGTGAGACTCGACGTCCCGAAATCCAGAACGATGCAGTCGGTCTTCACGATGCCGGGGTATTCCTCGGGATCGACGGTGCGCAGGCCGCGCCCGACCATCTGGATCATGGTGGACTTGTAGGAGCTGGGTCGCAGCAGCACGACGCAGGAGGTGGGCGGATGGTCCCAGCCCTCGGTCAGCACCGCCACGTTGACCACGACGCGGATGCCGCCCGCCGCGTAGTCGGCGAGGATCGCCTTGCGCGTCTCGGCCGCAAGATCGCCGTGGATCAGCGCGGCGGAAACGCCCGCCGCCCTGAAGGCGTCGGTGACGTGTTCGGCATGTGCGACGGTGGAGCAGAACACCACGGTCTGCCGGTCGCCCGCCTTTTCCTTCCAGTGGCGGATCACCTCGTCGGTGACGGGGGCGCGGTCCATGATGCCCGCCACCTCCGCCATGTCGAAATCCGACATGGTCTTGCGGACCGAGCGCAGTTCGTCCTGCACGCCCACGTCGATGACGAAGGTGCGCGGCGGCACGAGGTGGCCCGAGGCGATCAGCTCGCCCAGCCGAACCTGGTCGGCGACATTGTCGAAGACCTCGCGCAGGCCCTTCCTGTCGCCCCGGTTCGGCGTGGCCGTGAGCCCGAAGATGCGGGCGTCGGGATTGGCCTCCCGCACGCGGTCGATGATGCGGCGGTAGCTGTCGGCGACGGCATGGTGCGCCTCGTCGACGACCAGCAGGTCGAGGCGCGGCATGTCGGCGAGGTTCGACGCCCGCGCCAGCGTCGGCACCATGGCGAAGGCAACCTGGCCGACCCAGGACTTCTCGGTGGCGTCGATCACCGAGGTGGCGACGCCCGGCACCACGCGCTGGAACTTGGAGCGGTTCTGCGCTGTCAGCTCGTCGCGATGGGCCAGCACGCAGGCCTTGGCCCCCGAATTCTTTGACATGGCGCCGATCATCTCGCCGGTGACCGCCGAGAGCATGATGGTCTTGCCCGCGCCAGTGGGCGCCACGCCCAGCGTGTTGCCGCGGGAGGCGAGCGCAGCCACGCTGCGCTCGACGAAGGTCTTCTGGC